CAAACTATGCTTGGCCCTGGCTTAAGGCGGGCATGACGTTCACACCTGCGGAATGTGCGAAAGCGCTGCAAGACGAAATCCCGAAGTACGCGGCACCGATTGCTGCGTGCGTGCCGGATTTTCCAACATATCCGCCGCACCGCTGGGCGTCGCTTGTTTCTTTTTCGTACAATCTTGGGCCAGCGAGGATATGTGATGGTCCTGTAGGTAGAGCCCTGAATGCCCATGATTATGTCGCCGCCTGTAATCTCATGACACAATATGTGCGGGCGGATGGGAAAGTTCTCCCGAGTCTGAAAAATCGTCGGAATGATCCAGTGTGGGGCGAACGAGCTTGGTGTCTGAGGAACGATTGAAATGATGGGATATCTGTATGCCATCTGGGAAGTGATCTGGCACGCTGGTGTCTGGACGATGCCAATCATCATTGGTGGCCTGATCATGTGGTTCGTGCCGGCCTTTAGGAAGATCGGATTTATTCTGATCCTCATTGGGGCCGCGGGTTTCGTTGGCTTTATAACCGGAGTTGCAGATGAGAAACGTGAATGGAAAGCAGCCGAGGCTAAGACCCTCGCAGCCGAAGCGAAAGCTCGCGACGATGCTGTTCTTACTATCGACAAGTATCCTTTACCAGGGGTGCGCTACGACCGGTATGACCGCGACGGGGCATCAGACGGTATGCTCTCCGTGGCGCGCGATCACGTACTCGGCAAAAAGCGACACCCGAAGCACAGTAAAGCAAGTCCGAGTTCACAATCAAGTGGGCCATAATTTGCGTTGTTGGAACTAAGGAGAGTGCCATGTCACTCGGAACTATTTTACTTGTCATTCTGGTAATCATCTTGTTCGGTGGCTTTAGTGGGATCGGCGGTGGCCCATTCTATGGCACCGGTTACTACGGTGGCGGTGGGCTCGGTTTGATTATCGTGATCATTTTGATCTTTATCTTAGTCCGCGGAATATGATTGTTCTTGAGTTGGATCAGAACTCGGCGGTAGCAGTGCTCGGTTGTCTTTTGGCCGCGCTATCAATTGCACTTGGGCTCGCTTTAGGTTCTTGACAACGTGGCATAGGTATATTATCCTCGCGGTGCAAGGATCATGCCATGCCAGCAACATCAGCCAAGAACTCTCCGCTCGACCCGCTCGCGTCTTCCGATCTCGGGATAGGCAACTCGAACCCACCTACGATTGACGCGGAGGATGAGGCAGAGCGCAAGCGTCGTGTACAGGCGCAGCAACAGCAACAGGCTATGGCATCGCAGAATAGTATGGCGTCAACCGCCCTGCTCGGGCCGGGTGGGATGCTGTAATGGCGCAGACGATGCCGGGCATCCTCAAGCAGCAGACTCCGTATGAGGAGAAGATAGTCTTCGAGAGTATGCAGGAGTTCTCGCAGGATGTGATGTGGCGTTCGACCTCTGCGGCGATGTGGGAGGAGATAGCTGAACTCATTGATCCTCCCTCGCGTAACACATTCTTCTACGGCGACTACAATACACCCGGGACGAAGAAGACTGACAAGCAGATTGACGCGACTGGCATGATGGCGCTCCAGCGGTTTTGCGCGATCATGGATAGCTTGTTGACACCGCGCAACATGGAATGGCACGCTCTGGAGGCTGACAATGAAAAGCTCAATAAGAGCCGAAACACAAAACTCTGGTTCGAGCAAGCCACCCGCCAGCTTTTCCGTTATCGGTACTCGCCAATGGCGAATTTCGCTTCACAGAATTTCTCCAATTTCCGATCCCTCGGCGCCTATGGAACTGGTGGATTATTTACCGACCGCTTTGATGGTCTGTCTGGCGAACGAGGTCTCCGGTACAAGCACTTTCACCTTGGGGAGCTTTACATTGGAGAAAACCACCAAGGGCTCATCTATCGTTTCAATCGCATCTTTCGGCTGAACGCCGCGCAAGCGAAGATGCGCTGGCCGGATACCTTCCCGGAAATTCTGCGACCGGCGCTCGATAACAAGAGCCAGTCGACGTATATGTTTCTCCACCGTGTTTGTCCACGAGACGATTATGATCCGCAGCGATTGGACGCTAAAGGAAAACGCTGGGCCTCGTACTACATCTCGCTTGACGGGAAGTGTCTATTACAGGAAGGCGGCTATAACACGTTCCCCCTTGCGTCGTCGCGTTACGACCAGACACCGGGCGAAGTCTATGGGCGATCCTGGGCTACCTACGTCCTGCCGGCCCTCAAGACCCTCAACGCGGAGAAGCGGACGTTCCTGAAGCAGGGGCACCGCGCGGCCGATCCGGTCCTCCTTACCGCGGACGATGGCATTGTCGACCTCTCGTTGCGGCCGGGTGCGATCAATCCTGGTGGCGTGAACACGGATGGCAAGCCAATGGTGCATGTCCTGCCGACTGGGAAAATCCAGATCAGCAAGGAGATGATGGCAGAAGAGAAGCAACTCATCAATGATGCTGCTCTCGTGACGCTGTTCCAGATCATGACCGAAAGCCCGCAGATGACCGCGACCGAGGTCATTGAGAGGATCAATGAAAAAGCTATTCTCTTGGCTCCGACTGTGGGGCGCCAGCAATCCGAATATCTTGGCCCCCTCATCGACCGCGAACTCGATCTACTCATGCAACTCCAGTTACTCGAACCAATGCCGCAGGAGTTGATGGAGGCGCGGGGTCAGTACAAGGTCGTCTATACGTCACCCCTTTCACGGATGATGCAGGCTGGCGATGCAGCAGGGTTCTGGCGCGCGGTGGATCAGGCTAAGGACGCCTTTGCGATCTCGCAAGATGCATCGCTCTTTGATCCGTTTGATTTCAAGACAGCAATCCCGGGAACGGCTGCGATCTATGGTACGAAGGAAAGCTGGATGAGCGATCCTCGCGCGCAGAAGCAGAAGGCGGATGATCGTGCCAAGGCGATTGCGAAGCAGCAGGCGATCAATGCGCAGCCGGGTCAGGCGGCGATCATGGGCGCCCAAGCGAAACAAGCACAGGCGGGTATTGGTCCTCAAGCCAATCCGCAGCAACAGCAACCTGGACCCTGATGGACCTGATAGAACTTGCACGGAAGAAACTTGAGCTACTTCGAGTACGGAAACAGAGTGCCCTCCATTTCAAGGGAATGGCTGGCGTATCTTTTTTGCGGCATCTCGCGAACTTTTGTCGGGCTAACGAGACGTGTATCGTTCGTGATGCAAAAGGGAACATTGATCGGGACAAGACTTTGGTACTCGAAAGTCGACGAGAAGTATGGCTGATGATCCAGCAGCACTTCAATCTCTCTCCAACCCAGTTGCTCGCCCTCTATGATGGCAGCGACGTATTACCAGAAGACGAGGAAGACTAATGGCAGGCGAAGCAGAAGCAGCCGCGGCAGCAGCCGCAGCAGCCGCAGCGGCGGCAGACGTGAATGCTTGGGCAAAAGATGTACCGCCTGAGATCAGTGGCAAATGGACTGAGAAGGGCTACTTCAAGACTGATCCGGTAACGAAGGCACCGGTCGCGGTCGATCCTAAGACTGTGGCCATCGAGGCGACGCGCGCTTATCTGTCGGCTGAGAGCCTGATTGGTGGCGATCCGAACTTGATGATCCGGTTGCCCAAGTCCGCAACCGAGCCCGGTTGGGATAAGGTCTGGGCGAAGCTCGGGGCTCCTGATAAGCCGGAAGGATACGACTTCACCGCAGTCAAGGGTGCGGATGGTAAACCTATCGCCCAGTCACTCGCGGACGCGATCCGCAAGGTGGCGTTCGATACGCATTTGCCAAAAGATGCGGTGACATCGCTCGCTGATGCTGTTGTCAAGCAGCAAGAGGCTGCGGCGACTGCGACTGCGCTGGAGCGTAACACCAAGCTTCTTGCGCAGCGCGAAGCACTCAAGACCTCATGGGGGGCCGACAAGTACGAGGCCAAGCTGTTCGCAGCAAAGTCGGCCGCGGCGGCGCTCAAGGTCACGAAAGAGCAACTCGATGCGCTACAGGAGAACATCGGGTACGATGGCGTCATGCAGATGTTCCTCGACATCAGCACCAAGATTGGTGAGGACAAGTTTGTGGATGGCAACCCGGGTGGCAACACTCCGAACCTCATGACTAAGGATCAGGCGAAGGCCGAACTTGCCAAGCTCAAAGCGGACAAGGCTTGGGGTCTCCGGGTGCTCAATGGGGACGTGGAAGCCCTGAAGCAAAGCAAGGCATTGGCCGCAATTATCGCGGGTGACGATACTCTTGACAGCCGGCAGAGGGCAGGAAAATGAGGGCAATGATCCTAGGGGCGTGTCAGGCAATTATATTTATTGCTTTTATTGCTTGTATGGGTGATCTCCTTTTGGACCTCTTGCACTGGGTTGGAAAATAGTTTAAAGAGGGTGCTTGACAATAATCCTAGGCAGGATTAATATCCCAAACATAGACGGCCCCCTGTTCTTTGGATACGGCCCGAGCGAAGGCATCCATCGAACAGCGGGCCGTTCCCATGTCTGAGAACCTCTTTCAACTTTTTACGACCCAGTTTTCGACGAACCTGGAATTGCTGCTTCAGCAAAAGGGTTCTAAGCTGCGCGGCTCCGTCCGCGAGGGCTTCCATGTCGGCAAGCTGGCGTCTCCGATTAACCAGATCGGTGCTATCCAGTTGCAGCAACCTTCCGGTCGCGGTGCCCCAATGGGCCGTGTTGACGCGGAGTTCACTCGTCGGTGGGTCTTCCCGCAGCCGGGCGATTTGCCGCAGCAAATTGATAGCTTCGATGAACTTGAGACTATCGTCGATCCCAAGTCCATGTACGCGGAGAACGCGGCTTACGCGGTCGGCCGCGCTTGGGATGATTGTCTGATTGCGGCTGCGACGGGCACGGCGCAGATCGGCACGGACGGTGCGAGCCTCTCGTCCGAGACTTTCAATACCACGAACTTCCAGGTGGCGAGCACTTTTGGTGCCTCGTCTGCCTCTGGTTTGACCATCGCCAAGATGATCGAACTGCGACGCATTTTCCGCCACTACCACGTCGATCTTGAGAACGACCCGATCTGTCTCGTGATTGGCTCGCAGCAGGAGAGCGATCTTCTGAACCAAGTCGAAGTGGTCTCCACCGAGTTTAACGATCACCCCGTCCTCGTGGATGGCAAGGTGACGAAGTTCCTCGGGTTCGAGATTAAGATGACGGAGCGGCTCGCTACGGCTTCAAACGTGCGGACGGCTATCGCTTACGCCAAGTCGGGTCTCTATCTCGGTATCTGGAAAGACCTGACCAATCGCGTCTCGATCCGAAATGATATTTCGAGCGAGCCGTTCCAGCTTTACACTTCCACCATGTACGGTGCGACCCGTCTGCAACCCGGCAAGGTTCTTGACGTTCTTTGCTCGGACACCAGCGGCGCGGACATCAACCCGTAAGAGGATACCATGGCATATACCCAAGTTGCTTCCGGCACCCAGACGACTGCTCTTGATGTCACGAACCCGTTTCAGCAGTTGACGATTGGGCAGGGTGCCCCGGCGAAATTGTTTCGTAGTGAGGACCTTGTTGCGGTCCCGCGCACTGGTTTTGGTACACTCGACAACTACGTTCGGCTGTGCCGGTTTCCGAGTAACGCGATCATCAAGAAGGTCGAGTTGTTCTCGGACTTGTCGCTTGTGGATGGCGGTACGTCTTCGACTGCGCTTGTCCTCTCAGTCGGCGTGATCTTCAGCGATAGTACGATTGACGGGACACCGCTCGCGTACCAGAACACCCAGCCGACTACGCTCGGTATCGCTGGTGGCGCCACTACTCCCGGTACTACGGTCGCGATTGGTGGCACCAGTGCGAACTACATTTTCGGCACCATCACGGCTCTCTCGACTACGGGCTCGTTCTCTGGCGGCACGAAGAATGGTATCAGTACCGGTTCTGGCACTCTGTACGGCGGCGACATCACCTTCAATGGTGCTATCGCGACCTACGGTACAGCGCTGGTCCTCACACAGACCCCGCTCGTTCAGTTGTTCAACTTCCGTGATGGGCAGAATAACCCAATCACGAAGCTGGGTATGATGGACCTGATCGTGGTTGCCACGACCCCGTATAACACTCAACCGGCCGCTGGCTACAATCTTTACGGCATCGTCACTTATGCACTCGGGTAAGCCATGACCGCAGTTTGCATCTCGTCCACTCGGGGCTGTAACCAGTTCAACACGGCGAACTATACAATCGCGACATCCGCCCCTACTTCGACGTTTGACTTTGAGTTTCGGTACAATTTGCTTGACCAGAACTCGAAGCCCATCACGAAGAAGGACTTGTATAAGTTCTTGTGGGTTCTGATCATGGAACTTGTCAAGGGCGGGAAGCTGACGCCCTCGTTCTTCCAGACCGCGGTGAATGGCACGAACTTTGTCGGGCCTCAAATCTAAGAGAGGCTCCCCATGCTCGTTTATAATTACCGGCCGGCTGGGAATGGGCAATTCGCTCTGGCTGTAACTACCAACACACAATTGACTGTCCCTCCGGGTGCCATTGGTGCCTACATTACTGTGGAGGGCGCGAGCGTCCGCCGCACCAGTAATGGTGAGAGCGCATCCACGACTGTTGGCACGCTGTTCGTGTCCGGGGCTCAGTGGGCTGATTTTGGCCCACTGGATACTTACAAATTCACTGCTGTTTCGGGATCGCCCACGCTCGATGTGGAGTATTTCAAGTGAGTTCTTTCTTTGGGCCGGAAAGTGTTGCCGGAGGTGGAGGCGGGGCGCCGAGTGGTGCAGCGGGTGGTGGTCTTTCAGGCACCTATCCTAATCCGACAGTTGCGACGAATGCAAACCTTACTGGCCCAATTACGTCGGTCGGTAATGCTACATCTATCGCAAGTCAAACTGGCACTGGCACTAAATTTGTTGTGGATACGAGCCCAACTCTTGTGACACCCATATTAGGTGTTGCGACCGCGACTAGCATAAACGGAAATGCAGTAACGACTGGAACGGGGACGCTCACTCTTGGCTCGGCAACATTGAATGCTGGCGTAGGCGGTACACTCGGGTCGAATGCGTTTACCTCGACTGCGTATCTCCCTCTTGCCGGTGGAACACTCACCGGATTAATTAACGAGACTGTAGCGGGCTCGGTTTTTGGTGCGGTCAATACCGGGACGGCTGCAATAACCATAACCAATCAAACGACCGCACTCCCCGCTCCCGTTAACACAAATGGCGTTCAAATTGTGGGCAGTGGAACGGGAGTGGGAAACAATCCGGCTGTAGAGCTTACGGCCTATTCTGGGCTTACCAACATAAATTTTCGACTAGCTGGCGGCTCAATAGGAACTCCCGCCGTTACGATCAATCAAAAAACCATCGGAGGTCTTGCTTTCTATGGTTACGATTTAACGAACGGCTTTATGATTAATGCCAACTATCTAGTGCAAAGTCTCGGTACTTTTTCTACATCTAACCACGGCACACTGCACGAATGGTTTAGCACAGCGCAAAATTCCACATCCATGGTGTCAACAATGGTTCTCTATCAGGGCCTTTGGGTAGGTCCTGGATCAGGATCGAGTGATCCGGGGATTGGCAATCAGCAACTTACTGGTCGCATTGGCCTTGGCTCGACAACGCTTCCAGTGGGCCAAGCAGGCGATATTGCTCAAATCAAAGAAACCGATGCCGCTGCTGCGCCGGGTGCAGGCTACGCCGTTCTAAAATGGGTCGCAGGGACAAATAGTGGGACCGGGAAACTAATTTGCTACGCCGGAACATCCACTACTCCGGTTACTATTGTGGATAACGTAGGGGCTGGGTTCTAACATGGCAGGACCAACAACGCAAGCTGTTAATTCCCCCGCACAATCGAGTGGTAACCTGATGGCTCGGGCTGTCGATCTGCACACCGCGACTGGTGATGTAGCGACTATTTCCATTCCGTCCTGGGTGACGGCCTACCAGATCACTGCGTTTAAAGTCACTAATTTCTCAGCTACTCCGGTACTGGCTTCGATTGGTCTCTTCACCGGAGCAAACGCAACCGGGACTACCGTAGTTACTTCCGCGACAATGACTGGAGGCACTTCGTCAAGCGTTGTGCTTTTACAGACCATTGCTTCGTCGGCTCGGTTGACAGCCTCCACGCTTTTTATTAATTTGAGTGTAGCAAACGTCGCGGCGTTGACTGCTGATTTTAAGGTGGTCATTGAAGACTTGTCTTAACTAGTATCTCTCAAACTAAGGAACGAAAATGCAAAACTACACGATCACCCTGACTGCTGAAGAACTCAACCAAGTCGGTGCGGCCCTCTCGGATAGGCCATTCAAGGAAGTCGCTGGATTGCTTGGGAAGATTAACCAGCAAGTGTTGAAACAGAATACCCCGCCTGTGCCAGTCGAGGCTCCTGCGGGGGAGTAACCTCTCGGAGCTAATATGGCGGTCACTAAACTCTACGATCTTGCACGGATGACGACTGCAACGACCGGGAACGGTACGCTCACGCTTGGGCTACCGGTTCCGCCGTATCTGTCGTTTGCCGGGGCGGGCGTACAGGATGGCGATACTGTTCGTTACGCCATCTACGACCCGACAAATGGTGGATCGGAGATCGGCACTGGCGTCTATACCGCGAGCGGCACGACCCTAACTCGCGTTCCCACGAGTTCGACCAATGGAAATGCCGCGATCTTCTTGTCTGGCTTGGCCCAGGTGTTTATCACTGCATCCAAGTTGGACTTTTATCCGGCTAATGATACTTCTGCTGTTTCTGGGGTTGCGACTACTTTTTTCAACCCAAGCTACTACAGTGTGCTATCAGGCGGTGTTGGTATTGTTGAGCGTGTGAACCGTGGTTTATTTGGGGTAGCGGCTTTACAATCTAGTGACATTAGTAACACGTCGCCTTATCTTCCAACGACCCCTACATGGCCTGATACTCTTTTGCAGGCGGCATTTGTTGGTCTTACTCAAGTGGCGTCCATAAGTTCTATTGGTGACCAAGCAATTTTAGGAGCATCGCGGGCTTCTGACTGGCGAGCTTGGGCCGGGAGCGCGGCTGAAGGGACAATTGGCGTTACTGGCATTGGCTATAATGATGACACTTTAAGTTTGGTGACAAATAATACTACTGCATCCGGGAATGCTACACTTCATTTTGTTTCGGTGCCCGGCTATGTAACTGCTGGTATGTTAATTTCGGATATAACTACTCCGAGTGTTATCGCGGTTGGGAGAAAAGTTTTATCAACTACGAGTACTACCGTTGTCATGGACGGGAATGCTTCTGGTGCCGGCGTTGGCAGCGGAGACACGATTGTTTTTGGGGCAGGTTCGGTCGCTCTTGGATTTTTAGGTCTGGGTATCCGTGGCGCCCATGTCGGGGGTGAAACTCTTGGCGCTCAATTTGATGCTTGTAATTCCGGATCAGTCGTGGATCAAACTCCATTTAGTTCGGCGGTTGGAGCAACTTTTTCGGCTGGATTTACTGCGGGTGCTGAAGCTCCCGCGGTGGCAAATACTACCGCGGCGTTCTATATTGGCTATGGAGACACAATTTCGCTTCGACACCGAAAAGGTATTTTATTTCTGGAGCATTCTCTCGATACCGGTCTAGGAGCCGGTGGGGATGGAATGGCGATGCAATTTGCGCGAGGCATGTCTCTTCATTGGGCAAATAGTACCCCCGGTACAGACGCGGAGATTTGGGGAGATGCAAATGGATTTCGGATAGCAGCTACGGCTATGTCCCTCAATACGAGTGCTCCTCTCGTGGCTTCTGGTTATGGAATTTTTACTACAGACGGCAGTTCTGGATCAATTGCTTCTTTCAATGTGAACGGGACGGAGACGTTCAGATTACAAGTTGTTCCTAACAATGTTCAAATTGTCGGGACGGGAAGTTCTACGACCCTTTCTTTTACCACAAATGGTGGAACGTCCCTTAATTATACCGCTTTTCCTTCTAGTGGTAATTTCATGGGAGCCAGTCCGTCTGATCCGGGGGCGAATAATTTAGCTATCGCTGGTGCGCTCCTTATAGGTAGCTCTAGTCTTTCGTCTGGTGTTCAAGATTTAGAAATTACAAATTTCAGTTTGGCAAGCGGCAATTTATCCGCATTTTATGGCCAATCTGTTACGAGTGTTGTTATGAGCGACTTTGAATTTTTTAATGAAGGAGTTATAACAACTGGTGTTGACAGCGGGGCTACTCGGGCCGTCGCAAGGCAATTGGGTTCATCTTATTTTAGCTATCCGGCTAGTACACATGGGGCTGCTATTCGGGCTTCGGAGCATCAAACTTTGCGGGGGGCGGGGGTTCCGTTTGCTCAGACTTGGGGACAAGAAGTTGGGGTGCATAATGCTTCTCCGAATACTTTAGGATTGCCTTATGTCAGTGCTGGCATTAACATCGGTTCTAGTCATACCGGATGGCTGAATGCTCCAATAACTTTGACTGGTACTACGAACAATACTAATGTTATCACCGGGCTGTCCTCTACGGCAGGACTACTCGTTGGGATGACTGTGAGTGGCACAGGTATTCCCATTCCTACTGCTCCGTCTGGATTAGGGCAACCCGGTGAAGTCTATACTACGATTACCAGCATTGATAGTGCCACTCAAATCCACATTAGCGCGGCTGCTACTAATAGCGCAACAGAAACTCTAACTTTTGGCGCGGCTGTTCGTAATGATTATGGTATAATTATTGGTGGGGAAGATGGCTTTTGTCGTATGATGACATATTTTGATACCAATAGTTCAACTGTTTTGTGGGATGTAGATCAATTTGGTAATCAATACACTAAAGGGGCTATCACCACACCATTCGCGAATTTGACAGTGTACACTGTAACTACTTTGCCATCGACTGGTCGCGCGATAGGATCAGTCGCTCTTGTATCGGATGCTACAAGCAATGTTCTTATAGGCACGGGTGGTGGCTCAGCTTATGCTCTAGTAACGTGGACTGGCTCTGCTTGGGTGGCTGTGTAATGCTCGGACAAGGAAATCTCGGTGAACTGGCGTTAGGACAGATTGGTGGTAGCGAGTTTCCACTCCCGCTCCCGCCTACGTTCATTCGTAATGCCGCCGCGATACTTGACCGCATTCGCGGTAGTAACGCGATCCTATATCAAGCCAGGTCTGGTGCATCAGTGCTCGACCGGATACGCTCGACACCCGGCCGGCTCACGGAGTAATCCATGCCTTTTCTCGACAGTCTTGACATAGCCAATCGCGCGCTCCAGCACTGTGGGGTCAACCCGATCTTGAGTGTGACGGAGGACACAACCAATAACAACGAAATCTCCGCGGTTTATGACAAGG